GTCAAGCTGCCCGCCGTGGCCGACTGATAAAACCGGCCAACCTTGCCGGAGAGCGTAATGATGTAGCCAATCCTACACCACGGCGCGGGACATGATCTCGTTCTGAAGGCTTTCGAGGATTTGGGCCGCGTCGCAAATGCCCTCGAAGGCATCGCGCGCAGCTTGCACGTGATCGCGCACCCGCCACGGGTTCCTGACGATGGCCTGACCGGCGAGTGACACGCCCCTTCAACCTGGCCGAGCTGCTGCGTGACGCCGAGGAATGACCACGGACATGCAGGCGCTGGATCTGCCGTTCAAGGAAGCGATCGAGTTCTTCCGGCAGAAGGCCAACGTCAAAACCGAGCGGTGGACCGATGTTTGGCGGGAGGCGCACAGCCGCGCCTTCATGGTGGCCGGCGCCGCCACCGATGACCTGGTGCAGGATTTCCGGGACGCCGTGGACAAGGCCGTGGCCGAGGGCACCACGCTGGAGGAATTCCGCAAGGATTTCGACACGATCGTGGCCAAGCACGGCTGGGAGTACAATGGCGGCCGGAATTGGCGCAGCCGGGTGATCTACGAGACCAATCTGGCCGGCGCCTACTCCGCCGGCCGCTATGAGCAGATGACGGACCCGGATGTGACGGCCGCCTATCCCTACTGGCAGTACACGCATGGCGACAGCCGCCGGCCGCGCCCGATGCACCTGGCCTGGAACGGCACCACGCTGCGGTGCGATGACCCGTGGTGGGACACACATTATACGCCGAACGGCTGGCGCTGCAGCTGCTTCATCCGCCCGGTGAGCGCCGCCGGCCTGGCCCGTATGGGCAAGAGCGGGCCGGACACGGCGCCGCCGATCACCTATCGGACGTGGGTTGATAAGAATACAGGCCAACACCACCAGGTGCCCGATGGCATCGACCCGGGTTTCGACTATAATCCGGGCAAGGCTTGGGCGCGGGCGCCGGTGAAATCCGACCCGATGAAGGAGCTGCCAGAGTGAGCGACGCGTTCTCGGCGATCGCCGTGCGGGCGATATCGATGGCGAAGTGGCTTGAGGTGGATTTGGAGCATGAGCGCGGCACTATCCAGGTCCGCGCGGCCATGGAAAGGTCGCTCGTGGCCGATCCGCTCGAGACCGCCCCGTGCTGGTCCGCGGAAATGAACGAGCTCTGCGCGGATTACGCGCGGGCGGCTGCAGGGGCTGAAACGGTGCCGCCCGCATGACAGGCGCCGCGATCGTCAGCGAATTCGATGACGTGGAGATCCGCAGCGCGATCGACCGCCTGGTGAAGCTGTCCGGCAATATGGCGCCGCTGCTGAAGCGGATCGGGCTCGGCATGGTGGACGTGACGCACCAGCACTTCCTGGATGGAAAAGACCCGCACGGCGCCGCCTGGAAGGCGCTGCGGCCGGATTACGCGGCCGAGAAGAAAGGCCCCGGCATCCTTCGCGAGAAGGCGATGCGCGGCGGCCTGATGGGCAGCATCACGTTCCAGCTCGCCGGATCGAATGCCGTGGCCTGGGGCACCAACAAGAAATACGGCGCGGTGCATCAATTCGGCGCCGTGATCCGGCCGGTGAAGGCGAAGAACCTGGTTTTCCACATCGGCAAGCGCGTGGTGCGGTGCAAGCAGGTGGTGATCCCGGCGCGGCCGTATTTGGGGTTCGGGCCGCAGGAGCAGCGCGTGGTGACCGAGATGGTCAACCTGACCCTTTCCGAGGCGATCACCGGGTACGCCGCGCGCAGTATTCTGCGCGGGTCGTAGCGCGGACACGTTATTGCGACGGCGCGTCGCCTCGCAATGACGTGAACTGCATTTCAAAATCTGGTTCCGTCATGGCGCCTTCCTGCGTCAAATCCTGCGTCTCGACGCAATCCTTGTCGCTCCGGGCAAAGCGACCGGTGAAGTGAACAACCTGGTCTGTCGCCAAATTCGCCGCAGTGCGGCCGACGGCGCTGCTGGGCTCGATTAGAGTTTTTAGCGGGCTAAGTGAGTCCGAGATTGCATTATTCGTCGTTCGGACGGTTATGCCGTCCGCCAGCTGCACTGCGAGAACACCTTTGCCATCGTTGTTTGAAGAAAGACTTTTCACGGTGCCAACCCATGGTGTGGCCATAAGGGCTGGCGTGTTTCGGAAAAATTCGCATAGCGCCTGTGCGCGTGCTGGCCTCAAGGCGCCTTTGGCGAGGTCGTTCGAGGCCTCCTGATACCGGGATGCGTATTGCTGAATGATCGCCAGGAAGCGTTGCTCGTCTGCCGGCATCGGCGGGGCAGAGGGTCCGGATTGCTCCGCGGCGTCCGCGCTCACGTGTGCCCGCTGGTTCTGGCTTTTGCCGAGGAAGTGGCCGAGCACCGCCAGTAGGATGAGGCCGACGAAAAGGTTACGCACAATCCGGCCGATCCTAGCCATTTTTGCCTCCATCTGGCGGGTTACCGTTCGTTGGGCGCCACGGTGGCATGACAGAACGATCGGCCGCAAGGCTGGCGCCCAGGAAGCCGGGCAATGCGTCCTTGACGCCGCGAGCCGCGGCGCCCTACGGTCGCTGCACGGGCTTGAAAACCCGCAAGGAGCTTATTGGACGTGTGATGGACAATCGAAGGCGCCCCAAAATGGGCGGCCGGGAGGGCGTGGTGTATGTCCAGGGCGCAAGCCTAAAGACCCCGCTGCCGTAGCTCTTGCGGTTTTCAACTCCCGGCTCGGCGCGCGGTGCGCCGGGCCAATCGCCTTGAAAAGCGAGAGAGAGCCATGACACTGAAATTCGAGATCGACCCTGCCTACCCAGAACAGACCTGCCACGAGATCGCCAACCACCTCGATATGCTCGCGGTGCTGTTCGCCGCGGGCGCCGGCGGCATCGACCTGACCGAAGCCTCGCTCTGCGGCCTCTATGACACCTTTATCGCCATGCGCGACGCGGCAATTCAGCTCGAGGGGATCACCCGCGAGCTGGAGTCGCGGGTTCAAGCTAAGGCAGCGTAGGAAAAGCTTTATGAAACGCGGGCGCCCGAAATACCTTCGGAATGTCGACAGGAAGGGGCAATACCTAAATCTCGACCAAGAAGCGGGTGGTGAAAGCCTGGAGTTGTTGGCCCTGCGCTCTGCGCAGGGTCACCGCCTGCGGCGAGCCAGGCAAGCGCGGCGTCTGAGCTTCCAGGCGTTAGCCGACGCATGCGGCGTGAGCAGCGGCCTAATTTCAAAATGGGAGCGTGGGCTGTGTTTTCCAAAGCCGGAAGTGTTCGACGTCCTCAAGGCAGCTCTGGGTGTTTCGGTTCATTTCCTAGTGATGGGTGATGAGGAGCTCGAGGTCGAATTGCTTGGAATGATGCCGGCTTCCGCGCCGGGTGAATTCCTCAGCCCGGAAGAGGCCGCGCGTCGGACGCGCATTGCTGAGTGTGCGGCCGCGGAGATGCAGCGCATTCGGCAGGAGGCGTCTGCCCGCTCGGATGCACTGCGCGCACGCAAATCTCGGGAGCTCGAGCAGAAGGCAAAATGCCGTGCTTTTCTCGACCGCAAGGAGGAGATTTTTAACCGCGTCTCGGGAGTGGCGCCGCGGCACTGCAGCGGCTGCGGTGAACTGGAAGGGCTCGCGAACGGGAAATGCTGGGAGTGCTTTACCGTCGAAGACGAGGAATAGAGGCCTGGGCGCCCCCAAATAACGGGGTAAACCGGCCTAGGTTGAGTCTTTAAGTCACTCAAACCAAAAATCGGCTACAGGTCATAGCGGCCGGATAGGCCGCCCTGCACGCCCCGGAAAACGCCCCGTTTCCAACCGCACGATCCGCCGCTAGTCTCCCCACGTTGGCCGCTTCGCAGCGGCGCCCCGGTGCCTACGCGGGTGGGCATTATACCGGCACCCGTGCACGGCCACTCTGCCGTCACATGCAAACCGTCCGCCACTTCCTGTGTCTGCCCTCCACCGAGAGCAACGAGCCGCCCGAATGGGTGCAGTTGCTGCCGGCCGGGGTTTTTCACGGCATTGACGGCCGCGGACCGTGGACTGTGAAGAACAGCGCCGCGCTGATTGCCGCCTCGATGGCCGACGGGAAATTCCCGATCGACGAAAATCACTCCACCGATCTCGCCTCACCGCTTGGCCTGCCCGCGCCCGCCGTTGGTTGGGTGGTGGAGATGCAGGCGCGCCAGGACGGCACCATCTGGGGCCGTGTCGACTGGAGCCCGGATGGCGCCGAGCTGATGCGCCAGAAGAAATACCGCGGCCTGAGCCCGGTATTCCCGCCGCCCGGCGCCGACGGTGCCATTCAGCAGGTGCTGCGCGCCGGTCTGACCAACACGCCGAACCTTTCGACGCTGAACCCCCTCAACCGCATCCAGGAGACCTCCGTGGATCTGAAAGCATTGCGGGCCGCGCTTGGCCTGTCCGACACAGCCGATGAGGCTGCCATCCTGAACGCGGTGCAGGCGCTCTCGGCCGCCTCCGCAACGCACGCCACGCAGCTCGCCGCGGTAGCGACGGCCGCCGGTCTCACCATCACCACCAAGGGCGTTGACGTTCCGGCGATCGTCGCCGAGCTGAATGCCGCGCGCGCCACCGCCGGCAACCCGCTGCAGATGACGGCACGGATTGGCGCGCTGGAGGCCGAGCTCAATACCGTCCGCCAGGGCAGCATCGCGCTGGAAACCGAGCTGAATACGCTTAAGGCGGCGGGCAAGCTGCAGGCTGCCACCGCCTTCGTGGACGCGGCGATCACGGCGGGCAAACCCATCGCCGCGCTGCGCAACCATTACATCGCGCGCCACCAGGCCGATCCGGCCGGCGTGGAGGTCGAGCTGAATGCCCTGGTCAGCATCAACGCCGGCGGCTTGGGCGGGAAATTGCCGCCGCCGTCGTTGAACGATGAGGATGAGCCCACTGACGACGAGATGAACGTCGCCAAGAAAATGGGCCAGGACCCGAAGAAATTGGTCGAAGCCCGGAAGGCCCGCATGGCCGCCGAGGCCAACACCAAGAAGAAATAAGGAGCACGTTAAATTGGCACTCACACAAGGCGTAAAGATCGATCGCCGCGGGCCGCCCAGCGCCGGCTCCTATGGTTACCTGGTGGCGCCAGGCGAGCAGGTTTGGCGCGGCAGCATCGTGGCGTTGAACGCTGCGGGCCAGATCCAGCGCGTGCAGACCGCGGGGTCTGTCGTGATCGTGGGCATCTGCTCGCGAGATTACTCCAACGTCGGCAACGCCAGCGCGAGCCCCGACTACGTGGTGGTCGAGCGCGGGCGGTGGGCGTTCTCGCCTACGGGTATTGCCGCCGACAGCATCGGCGCCAGCGTTTACGCCACCGATGACAGCACCACCACGCTGGCATCCGGCGGCGGCGCGCTGCTGTTCGGTGTCGTCGACGGCATCGACCAGGGCACGCCTTACGTTTTCGTCGTCGGCAGCTGAGGAGCTAAGCCACCATGCAGATTACATTCCCGGCACTGGCGTCAATCAACGACAGCGTCAGCCTTGCGTTCAACACGCAGTTCTCCGCGGCGGATAGCCGCTACAAGAAATTCAGCGCGGACACCGGCAGCGATGGCGCCGAGACGATTTATCCTCGTCTCGATTTGCTGCCGGGCCTGCGCGAATGGCTTGGTGACCGCGTGGTGCACCAGCTCTCCGTCAGCACCTTCGCAATCCAGAACAAGGATTACGAGGGCACCATCTCGATCACGCGCAACGACCTGGAAGACGATAAATTCGGTATCCTGGCGCCGGCGTCCGAGCAGCTGGGCCAGAATGCGGGTTTCTTGGCTGATCAACTGATCGCCAAGCTCATGAAGAATGGCCACACCTCGCCGACCTACGATGGCCAGAATTTCTTCGACACCGCCCACCCGAACCCAATTCCCGGGGCGCCGGGCAACACCGTCGCCAATTACCAGGCGGGGGGTGGCGCGCCCTGGTTCCTGATCGACGCGCGCAAGACCTGGAAGCCGTTCATCTTCCAGAAGCGCCGCCCGTTCCAGCTGATCCCGAAATTCTCAATGACCGATCCGCAGGTCTTCTGGAACAAGGAATTCGAGTGGGGTGTGGACGGCCGTCGCAATGCCGGTTACGGCCTGTGGCAGACGGTGTTCTGCAGCTACGCCGCGCCGACCACCGCCAACATCATCGCCGCGCGCACCGCCATGGCCAGCATCAAGCGCCTGGACGGCACGCCGATGGGGATCAAGCCGACATTGGCCGTGGTGCCGACGTCGCTCTATCCGGATTTCCTGGCCTACGCGACGAACGAGTTTGTGCCGATCGACACGAACACCGGCGCCACCACGCTGGGCCCGAACGTGCTGCGCGGTCTGTTCGAGGCCTACGAAAACGAGTGGCTGAACTGACGGCCGAATAGCCGCAACCGACCGCATCGCCGCCGCCTGGCAACGGGCGGCGGCAATCCCGGGCAAGACACGAAAGACCATCCATGGACCTGATGATCACCTGCACCCGGCCCGGCCTGATCCGCGGCGGCGTGCGCCACCCGAAATCCGCGCAGCACAAGCTGGAAGCCTTCACGCCCGCGCAGCTGCGCGAGATGTTGGCTGAGCCGGAATTGCACTTGACGCTGGGCCGCCCGCTGCTCGCCGGCGACGTCGACGCGATCGAGGCGTCAGCTAAAGCCGCGCCGGCCGAAAAACCGGAAGGCGCCAAGACGCCCAAGGCGAAGGCCTCCGCGTAATGCCCTACGCCGCCATCTCCGATATGACCGCCCGCTGGGGCGTCAACGAGCTAATCCGGCTGAGTGTGCTGGACGGCGGGGATTTGACGGCGATTAACCAGGCGCGCGTCACCCTGGCGCTGACCACCGCGAGCGCGCAGATCGATACGTATCTGCGCAAGCGGTATCTGGTGCCGGTCACCGAAGTGCTGCCTGAGCTGATCGAGGCGAATTGCATCCTGGCACGCTACACGCTGATGTTCGGCGAGCAGAAAGAGCCTACCGAGCAGGCGCGCCTGCAGCGCAAGGAAATCATCACCTGGCTGGAAGGTATCCGTGACGGCACCATCGTGCTCGATGGCGCGATCCCGAGCGGCGAGGAGAGCTATGCCCAGGTCAGCACGCGCGGGTTCACTACGGTTCTGGATGACGGCGATCTGACCGGGTCCAACACGGGCGTGTGCGGTGGTGCGGGCATTGGGCCTGTCACCGATCAGAGTTTCTGGGGCCGGCCGTGAGCGTGTATGGCCCCGCCTTCAACGATCCGCCGCCGCTGGCAATGATGGCGCTGGCGCTGCGCGAGCGGCTGCAGGCCGCATTTCCGCCCGCGCAATTCGATTTCGCGTTCGCACCGGCGAAAGCAGATAAAGTCTGGTTCAAAAAATACCTGCGCCGCGGGCCCGGTGTGGCGTTGAGCTGGAATGGCTGCCAGGGCACGAAAGACGATGGCGGCGTGTGGGAAGGCACCGCGCATTGGAGTGTGTTGCTGTTCACCAAGAACGGCTCTGGCGTGCTGGAGCGTTACATGGGCGATGCGCTGGCGCCCGGCCTTTTCGCCATGACACGGGTGGCGACGCTGATCCTGCATGGCTGGCTGATCAACCCGAGCAATTCGGCGTGGAGCGCGCAAGGCGCCTGCGTCGTGAACGCCATGGGCAATACCTACAATGACGAATGGGGCGACGAGGATACTGCGGTTTCCGCGCTGGACCTGACCGTTCTCTATGACGAAACGCTGCCGCCCGGCCTGGAGGCGGCGCCGAGCGCTGCATTCCTGCAGGACAATATCACGTGGAATTTCGGCGAGCAGCCGCCGCTACTGACGCAATCCGTCCAAACTGGAGTGAGCTGATGTCGATAACATTGATCGTTTGGCCGGGTGCTGAGGACCGCACCGTGAAACTGCCGAACGGGAGCGATCTGACCACGGCGAATTGCCCGCCTGGTGGCGTGAAGGTGGCCTGGTCTGTCTATATCCAGCGCCGCCTGGCGTGCGGCGATCTGACCCAAACGCAGCCCAAGATTTTCGCCGACGCCCAGGCGGCTGCCGACGCGCAAGCGAATGCCGCCGCAGCCAGCAAGGCAGCGGCTGCCGCCGCCGCGACCGCTGCAGCTGACCGTGCGCCGACGAAAGCAGTGCCGCCGGCGCCGCCCACCCCCGCGGCACAGAATTAAAGGAGCGCGCAGATGTCCTATTCGCTGAACAGCACGAGCTTCACGCCGACGATCGACTTCACGGAAATCCCGCCCGCCGGTGAGCTGCTGGTCCCAGGCGTGCGCATCGAGGTAGCGGCTGACTACACTAATATCGGCTTGCTGCCGTTCCCGACCCGCGCCTTCGCGATCGGCCAGATGATTGCCGCCGGCAACGCCACGCCGGGCACGATCTACACCATCACGCAGAAAGGCCAGGGTGCGGCGCTGTTTGGCGCCGGCAGCCCACTGGCCGAGCAAATCGCCTATTTCCAGGCAAGCAATCCCGGCGTACCGCTGGACGCGGTCGGGCTGGAATTGACCGGTGAGAATGCAGCAGCTGCCGGCAGCATCACCTTCGGCGGTGCGGCGAATTTCAACGGCACGCAGGCCGTTGGCGTGGCGGGTTTTCGCATCGCCTTCAGCATCGCGCCGACTGACACACCGGCCGACATGGCCACCAATTTCATCGCCGCCGCTGGCGCCATTTACAACGCGCAAAATCTGCCGGGCACCTCGAACAATCATGCGTTTTTGACATTTCCGGCTGAAATAGCGCGCTCCCAGGCGCCGGCGACGCCTTGCGTTGCCAGTTGCCTGGCTATTTTCACCTCATCCGGTGGTCAG